GTGATATTTTGAATTTATCCGATGAGAATGCTCGCTCCCTTACTGCAATGGGTCGCGTTGAGTACGTTGATGCTCCGCAGCCTGCGAAGGAAGTTGAAGACCGTTCAGTAGCACTGCCAAAGAGCAAGGCTACAAAGACCACGACGCGGAAGTCGAAGAAATGAAGATTACTCTGCTCAAGAAAGCATCTTGGGGCGGCAAGAGCTACAAGAGCGGTAGCAACCATGACGTTGATCCGTCAGTGGCGAACAAGCTAATTTCTCGCGGATACGCAAGAGTTTACGTTAAGTCAAAGGAAGCTAAAGATGGCTCTGCCACTGATTGACGATCTAACCTCGATATTGAGCGTTGATGAGTTTGCTGTCTCCGTCACATACGGCGGAGGCACGATCAATGGCATCTTTGACAATGAGACAATCCCTGTGGACAATGGTGGCTTTGTCACGGTGCATCAGGAGCAACCTCAATTGACCTGTCGGACTTCAGATTTGCCGTCTGTCGGTGAGGGCGAGGTTATGGTAATATCTGGAGTAACCTATGTTGTCCGCGCTTGGATACATGATGGAACAGGTGTTACCGTAGTGCAATTGGAAAAATCATAATGTCTCATGTTCGCCAGCAGATCAGAGAAAGAATGGTCACACTGCTTAACAGCAACGTGGCTTTAGTTTCTTCACGGGTGTATGGCAGTCGTGTTTACCCACTGACAGAGGCTAAATTACCTGCTATAACTGTTTATGCGGGCGCAGAGCAGTCCGGCCTGATGACTTTGGGTCGGAAAACGCTTATGAGAACGCTGACGGTCAATGTTGACGTTTATGCGTTAGCAACGGCTAATTTGGACAACGATCTTGACGCAATTTGCGTTCAGGTCGAAGAGGCCATTGCTGGGGATTACTCTCTGAATGGTCTTGCAAAGAACACAGTGCTTTCGGGTACTGAAATAGATTTTTCTGGCGAGGCCGAACAGCCTGTTGGTGTCGCTAGATTAAACTTCAGTGTCGAGTATTCTACCGACATTGATGATGTGGAAACGGCCAGATAGGAGATACACCATGGCTACGCACGCTGGTAGCGAAGGCACCGTAAAGGTCGGTTCCGACGCAATTGCAGAAATCCGTTCCTTCTCAATCGAGGAGACTGCGGACACACTTGAAGACACATCCATGGGCGATGGCGCTCGCACATATAAACCATCGCTGACCAGCTTCTCTGGTTCTGTTGATGTTTTCTGGGATGAAACTGACTCAGCAGGTCAGGGCGCATTGACAATCGGGGCAGAGGTTACGCTTAACCTTTATCCAGAGGGTGACACCGCTGGCGACACTTATTTGTCCGGCGCGGCCATCGTGACAGGCCGCTCTGTAAGCTCTTCTTTTGATGGGCTTGTAGAAATGTCAATTTCAGTGCAGGGTAATGGTGCATTAACACAAACAACGGTGTAAAACATGACCCTAGCAAAACGTATCGCGGCGAAGCGAGCGGAACAACAGCGTGGTTTCTCAGACGTTGAAGAGTGGGGCGAGGCGGACAATCCGCTTCGCCTTTACTTCACACAAGTCTCTGCAAGAGATATTGAGAAGGTCCAGCGCAAATATCCCAACTTTCTGGCTGAACCCAGCATGAGCGCAATGGTCGAGATGATTATTGTCAAATGTGAGGATGAGGCTGGCGAGAAAGCATTCACATTGGAAGACAAGGCTATTCTTCTTGGCGAGCCTGTAAATGTGATTGCAAAAGTGTTTGGTTCTATCTTTGATACTGATAGCCCAGAGGATCACTTAAAAAACTAAAGGGCGACCCATTTAGATGCAATCTTCTCGGATTGGCTCTCAGACTTGGCAAGACGATCTCAGAGATTGAGGAAATTAGTCTTTCGGAGTATAATGAATGGGTCGCATATTTTGCACTGATTGAGGAGCGCGATAAAAATGAGTGAAAAGATCAACATTATTATCGCTGCCCAGACCAATAGCGCGGTCAAAGGCTTGGATCAAGTGTCCAAGTCCACCCAGCGCGTTGGTCAATCAGTGCAGAATGCTCAATCTAAAATGGGCAGTTTTAATAAGAGTGTTACTGTTGGAAATACCAATATGCGCAAATTTGCCATGGGCGGTATGCAGCAGGCTGGTTATCAGGTGGGTGACTTCGCGGTTCAGGTTGCCAACGGCACATCCAAGATGCAAGCGTTTGGGCAGCAGGCTCCGCAGCTCTTGCAAATCTTTGGCCCTATCGGTGCGGTCGTCGGTGCGGCGGTTGCTATCTTTGCAGCGATTGGCGTGGCTATTCAAAAATCCAGCGTCTCGGCCAAGGACGCCACTGAGGCTTTTGATGGATTATTATCTACGATGGAGGGACTTGAATCAAAACAGTCCTCCCTTGTTGCTATCGCTGGTATGATAAAGAAAGAGTTTGGTGAATCTGCTGAAGAGGTTCAGGGCCTTGTTGATTCTCTTATAAACTTTGAGAGGATTCAGGTCCTTAAAAAGTTAGCGACTGGCTTTGAGCCTATAAACGAAGAGCTTGACACTGCTTTCGGTTACATTCGACAGATTGAGAGTCGTCAAGCTCGCATAAAGCTCACAGACGCTAACAATGAGGCAGAACTTTTAAGACTTAATACGCAGCTAAAGATTGCTCAAGACAACCTTAGAGCTATGGGTGGGTCAGCGGAAGACGTAACTAAAATATTCAATATGATTCAGTCTGTTATGAGGGAAACAGACCCTAAAAAGCTAGTTGAGGGTTTAGCTCAAATAAAAGCTGAAGCTGAAGAAATGGATGGATTGTTAGGGGTAAAGATTTCAAGGGCAATCACTGAAGCCGCTGAAGCAGCGGGCGTTATGGGTTCAATGATGTCAGAAGTCACTTCCAGTGAAAAAGACAGACTTGCTATCGCACAAGAGCTGACTAGATTTATGCGTGAAGAAGACGAGATTATGGGGCAAACGGTTGTAAAAGCTAATGGAATTCACTCTGCTCTGAAGGCGATACTTGATGACAGAGAGCGCCGGAAGAAAATGCTTGAGGATGAAGATACCCTCATGGGGCAGCTTGTTGTAAAGGCAACTGTGTATCAGAAAAGTATGTTCCAAGGTGGTCGTGGAAGCGATCCTCGCATATTTACCATGATGGATGAGCTTCGCAAGCAACTCGCGGACGCAGAAGAGGCAGCGGCGAAACTGAACAATACTGGCACGAAGGCAATATCTAATATTGCATCAAAGGTTAAGACTGAGCTTTCACCAGCTATGACCAAGCTAGACCAAATAGCAGAATCAGTGGGCAAATCATTTGAAGATGCTATGATGAGTGCCGTTGATGGTACTTCTTCAGTCAAGAGCGCCTTCAGGTCAATGGCGAGTGAGATCATTAAAGAGCTTTATCGAGTGTTTGTTGTAAAGCAGATCACGGGATTTATTTCAGGCTTCATTAGCGACCCTGCTATGTTCGGTGGCATGGGCGGCACGGGCAGCATAGGAAGTGTCCGCCCGCAGGCCCGCACCTTCGCAGGTGGCGGCTACACAGGTAACGGCGCCCGCGCTGGTGGTCTTGATGGCAGGGGCGGCTTTATGGCCATGATGCACCCAAGGGAAACTGTAGTTGACCACACCAAAGGTCAGGGCGGAGGTAGCGTAGTAGTAAATCAAACGATCAACGTATCGACTGGTGTGCAACAAACTGTGCGTTCAGAGATCAGGACGCTTATGCCGCAGATCGCCAACGCGGCGAAAGCTGCGGTTGTTGATGCAAAACGTCGTGGCGGATCATATGGAAAGGCGTTCTCGTAATGGCTATTATTTACCCCCTTGCGCTTCCAACCGTTACAGGTGTGGCTCAGATCGAATTGAGGGCCATCAATGCTGTGGCATATAGTAGATCTCCATTTACGTTTTCTGGCCAAACACATGCCTATTCTGGACAAGCATGGCAGGCAGACATAACCTTACCGCCCATGAAGCGTGATACTGCTGAAGTTTGGATTTCTTGGTTAATTGCGCTGCGGGGTCAATTCGGCACGTTTTTGCTGAATGATCCTTCAGGGGTTACTCCTCGCGGGTCCGCTGGCGGTTCGCCACTTGTCAATGGTGCTGCGCAAACTGGCAATCTTATTAACATTGATGGTTGCCTTCCAAGCCAAACTGGATGGCTCAAGGCTGGAGATTATGTTCAATTTGGATCGGGTGCGTCAGCTTCTTTGCACAAAGTGTTGGAGGACGTAAATTCAAACGTTAGTGGTGAAACAACTCTTGAGATTTGGCCAAGCGTCAGGAATGCTCCATCTGACAATTCTTCAGTGGTTACATCTAGCGCCAAGGGTCTGTTTCGTTTATCATCGAACGAGCAGGCATGGTCAGTAAACGAGGCCAGTATCTATGGAATAACTTTTGGTGCAATGGAGGCGATCTGATGTCGCGTAATAATCCAGAAATTACATCCGCACTATTGAAAGATGCAGTTGAAATATTTAACGCGGTTGAGATTATTTTAGACAATCACACTTTAAGATTTTGGACGGGATACGGAAAGCGTGCCATTGGCGCACCTGTCAACGTAGACACCATAGGGATTGGTGATGAGTATATTGTTACATCGGTTGGAGATACCGACTTCACTTTAATCGGAGCCGCCAGCAACACTGTTGGGGAGGTATTCTACGCAACTGATCGCGGCACGGGAACGGGGACTGTTTCAAAGGTTTATACTGGTGCGGGGCAGTTAATGGCAATTAGCGGCTTGACTGAGATCAATGATCTCAGCGCACAGAGCGCCACACTTACATTCAGCGGCATCCCTTCTGATATTATCTCCATGGCGCTTCAGGAGCCTTATCAGCGGCGTGAATGCAAGATTTATTTTGGTATTGCATCAAGCGACTGGATATTGCAGTTTGGATCGTGGGATGACACTGGAGTCTGGGTCGATACGTCTGAGTGGAATGATGGTCCTGGCGATACAGATGCTGGTGACTTGTACTATGCGACTTCAGAAGTGTTCAGTGGTGAGATGGACACGATGGATATTCAGGACAGCTCTGATTCTAGTGCCATACAGCTTTCGGTCACAAGTCGATTGATTAAGTTGGATCGCGCAAATGTTCGTCGATATACTTCAGAAAACCATAAGTCTAGGTATCCATCCGACACATTTTTTGATAATGTGTCGAAAATTCAAGACATGCAGATTGTCTGGGGAAGAGCGTCGTGAATATAGAAGCATTGAACGAATATCTTGAAAGCAAGCGTAAGACAGATTTCGTTTGGGGGTCTAACGATTGTTTGACTTTCACTAATGGCGCCTTTCATGCGATGTACGGCGAAGGTTGGTGCGATGACTGGCTGGGCCGCTATATGAGGGGCAAGGAGCATATTGCAAACGACGAGCTTCAGTCTGAGTTTGGATTTGAAACCCTTGAAGAAGGCGTTTCATCAAAGTTGACAAAGATTGATTATATTGCACCGCGCGGCGCCTTGGTAACAGCAAAGTTGTCTCGGCGTTTCTTGTTGGGTCAGGCATTTGGCATAAGCACTGGCACAAAAGCCGCCTTTCTCACCAGAAGGGGTCTGCTTTATTTGCCAGTAGATAGAGTTAGTAGTGCGTGGGTTAAGCCATGATGTATAAACTTGGCAGCATTACCCATAATAGCTGGAATAGTTGGGATCGCGTGCCTCGCGATCCCACATATATTGGCACCGCTATACTTAGCGTATTCGGTTCTGCTGGTACAACTTTGGCTACAACCACTTTTCTAGGCGCAACTGGCGCCGCTATCGTCGGGACAATAGCTATAAGTGTTGTGACCAGCTACGCTGTCAGCGCACTCATGCCAAAACCAGATTTCGGCAATTTGAACAGCTCTGCTGGAAGGCTCATGACTTCAAGGGAGGCCATTCAGCCTCAACAATACATTTATGGAGAAGTTCGCAAGGGTGGAACGATTGTGAGTCTGTCTACATCTGGAACTAATAATTCCAGACTACATATGGTAATTGCGATTGCAGGACATGAAGTTGCTGATATTTCTGATATTTATATAAATGATGAAATTGTTACTCTTGTTGATGATGATTCCCTTTTTCAAGGAGTGGTGATTGATGAGCCTTGGAATACTATTAGAGTTTTGAAGTACGATGGAAGTCAGACATCTCCACCAACTTTTAATTATCTAATAGGCGATCCCACGACTTATGGGGTCGGAGAAAAAATAGCGTACTTATACGTTAATATGATTTACTCGCAAAACAAATTCGCTTCAGGAATACCAAGCATCACCGCCGTCGTGCGGGGAAAAAAGGTTTATGACCCAAGAGATCCTGCGCAGAACGCAAACGATAGTTCAACGTGGACATACAGCGCAAATCCAGCTTTGTGCATTGCTGATTACATCCGTGCTGATTATGGGCTTGGAGATTCGTCTTATGATAGAATAGACGACACAATGCTTCAAGCAGCGGCTAATATATGTGATGAGCAGATTGCGCTTTCGGGGGGCGGGACTGAGAAAAGATATGAGTGTCACGGTGTTTTGTCGGCGGAAAGTACGCCAGCAGACAATCTGAGCAGAATGCTAACATCATGTGCTGGAACAATTTTCTGGGGTTCGGGCAAGTGGAAAATTAAAGTTGGAGCTTACACCTCGCCTGTCAAGGACTTTACTCTTGATGACGTTAGGAGTGAGATTAATGTCAAGACTAGAACCAGCGCGAGAGACAATTTCAATTCTGTTCAAGGTACATTTATTGATGCCGAGCAAGACTGGATCAGTTCAGACTACCCTCAAATAAAAAGCACTGGCACTTTCCTGTTTGAAGACGGTGGCGTTGAGAACATTTTAGACCTTGATCTTCCGTTTACTACATCCTCGTCAATGGCTCAACGACTAGCCAAGCAGACCTTATTTAGAAGCCGAGAGCAGATAGCGGTTTCCGCTGAGTTCGGAATGTCTGCGTTTGAGGTTGAGGTTGGTGACATCGTGAGATTGACAGTTGACAGATACGGATGGTCAAACAAAGAGTTTGAAGTTGTTTCGTGGTCTCTTGCTGTTAGCAGCGATGCTGGCGATATGCGAGTAGCTATGACATTGCAGGAAACAAGTCAGACTGCATTTTCGTGGGATGCGGAAGAGAAATCAATCACAACTAACAACACAATCTTGCCTAAATTTTATGATGATGTTGGTTTTGGATTTTCGCCGACTTTGGAAAATATTTCCTTTGGTGAGAAGTTTCAGCGCGATCTTGTTATTCAAGTTTCATCCAGCAATTTAGGCCGGATTGAGCGTTTAGATGTTGAGCTGCAAAGGGCGACTGATAATACCAATGCTTTATCGCCCATTGGTCTGATTAACCGTGAGCTTGTAATCGAGGGGTTGGCTGGGGCTGATGATCTTTTCAGCACTCAGACGGTTAATGGCCGAAAGATTGGTGACATCGACAACGACGGCGATGTGGATATTGATGACATTGATGATTATGCTGAATATTACTACGGTGCATTGAGTGATAGCACCAAACTTACCCGCATTGGTGAGATGCACACCTACATGCTTGAGAGACCTGAGCTTTTCTCTCGTTACCTTTACTCTGACCTTATAGTCAAAACTGACTATGAAAATGTGTTTACAGGTCCGCCGCCAACAATCAGAGTTCAGAATATCTCTGGTGGATCTTATAATATCAAAATCACGCCGATAACAAAGCTGGGCTTTCGCGGCTCTCCTGTTATTCATCCTTCATTTGAGGTTCCGTTTTCTGACTCAACTATAGCTGCTCCGACTGAGGGATTTGTCAGCGTTAATGACATATCTTCAACGCAGCTTTATTGGGAGACATCTGAAAGCCAAGCTCTTTCGCACTACGAAGTTCGTCACACTCAGGTCGTTGATGGCGCAACGGTATCTTCTGGCAACTTTGTGGCTGGTCTTCACTACAAAATAAAAACAGTTGGGACCACTGACTTCACCAAGATCGGAGCCGCGAGCAACACTGTCGGCCTGGAGTTTTGGTGTCACAGCGACTTTGACAATGATGTGCCTTACGATCAGATCGGTGAGGGCAACGGGACTGCAACCAATGTTGTTTACATTGATAAGACTGTTCCCTGGGTTGATAAGGTTGCGCGCCCCGCCAACAATATAACTGCTGGCACAAAGGAAGGAACTTATGTTGTCCGAGCGATCAGCAAGGCAGGCACTCCATCTCTGGACTATTTACGCCTTCCGCTTGACGGCTCTGAAATCTCAAATCCATATTCCAGCTCAACAACAGCAAATCGTTGGGCCAGCAATAGCGTAGATTTTGAGCAATTATCCTACACTGTTGAAGACCCCATTTTTCCATCGGGGAACTATGTAAGTTCATCGAATTATAAGGGTAAGATTGTCATCTGGGGCTATGCAAGCCATCCAGATCTTGCTGGTGGAAACGACGTAGACTTGGGTTCTGTTCAGGAGGCTAGGGTCACATTCAATTATGATTTCGCCAGAATCAATATTGATAACAAGGAGACCTTCACGATAGATCAGGTTTTTGGAGTTTGGGACAATCTTGGATGTTTGGTTGATGATATAAATAATGAAATACAAGCTGACTTCAAGATCATTCCATACGTTGATGTGGGCAACGGCTTTCAGCGCGTAACATCAAACATTATAAAAGGCCGTTACTTTAAGTTCAAAGTTGAGGTACTATCAAAGGCGTACAATGCAGGCCCAACTTTTAGGGGTGTGAGTAATATAAATGAACCCTCGACTGGTTTGTTTGAGTGGACAGGTGGCATAATCGCCAAAGTGGAGTATTAAAATGTCACAACATGACTTTGATATAATTAACCAATCTTCGGGAGCTTTTAGGATTGACCTAAACTTAGCCTTAAAGGCTCTTGCGTCTTTATCGAGCGGTGAAAGTGAGCCTGCGACTAGATACGCAAACATGCTCTGGTATCACTACGACACAGATCCAGCAACCAGCATCTTAAAGATGCGCAATGCGACCAACGATGCTTGGATAAACCTTTTCTATCTTGACCAAACAAATGGTCAAATTCACATCCTTGACGACACTCATGTTGTTGACGCAAGTGGCACGCAAACTGGCTTGGTCGGCGATCAGGACGAAAGCGCCTGGACGACGGGAACTGAAGTTATTGATAGCCTTGTGTCGCCTGCTAAAATAAAAGCGGCCATTGACAATTTCGCTCCAGACAGTGTTGGCAATTCGCAGACTTGGCAGGACATGAGCGGGTCCAGGGTGGCAGACACAGCATATCAAAACACCTCTGGAAAAGCTATCAATGTGGCCGTACAACTGGGGACGGGGACAACTTATTTGCAAGTATCTTCTGATGGCGTAAGTTATTTAAGCATTGCAAACGGCAATGCCTCCACAACGGCTCCGGCATCTGCTATAGTGCCTAATAATCATTATTATAAAGTCGTCGGCTCTTACACCCGCTGGCATGAACTGCGATAGGAGATAATCAATGGCTCAAATCAGCAACGGTGAATCAGGTTTATCGGCCCGCAACAAGCTCAACGAGGTTATCGACAAAATCGAGGGCAACTCCGCTATTGGAAATGACCTTACTATCACGGGTACTTTGACCAGCGATGGGCTGACTGTGGATGGGGATGCTACTTTTGATAGCCTTACAGTATCTCGCATTGGCGACAGTTCGACTGCCTTAATTACGATTGACACTGACGCTAACGCACACTCAATGCTTAGGTTTCAAGAGGCAAGTTCTGATGTATGGCGTATTGTTAAAGAGCCTACAGATGAACTTGTTATTGACAGTGGCGCAGGAGAAATTCGGGCAAGGTTTGACACCAACGGCGACATCAGCTTCTACGAGGACACAGGCATAACGCCAAAACTTGTGTGGAAGGCTGCTGACGAGCGGTTGGGCATTGGGACAGATTTGCCTAATTATAAGTTACATCTCTATGCAGCCGACAATCAGTTGGCTACTTTTGAAAGTACAGATGCAAATGCCAATATCGGTTTTAAGGATAGCGCAACTACAAACATTGCACAGGTTGGCATAAAGACGGACGACTTGTTTTTTGCCACTGGCGGCTCCGAAGCCATGCGCATAACCAGCGCAGGTCGGTTAGGCGTAAACACAACCAGCCCTGCCACTGAGTTAGACGTACAAGGTACAACCACTACCAACGGCCTTAACCTAGACGCCATCAGTGAAACCATCACCGACACAGCCGTAGACGTATTCGTTTATGACACCAGCAAGGACTCTGACGGTGGTGCATGGCGTAAGCGCACACAAGCTACAAGCTGGTATAACGAAACCTTGAACACAAGCACCCGTGGTAGCCGTAAGGAGTTCCCAAGCGTTGCTGTGATTGTGGCTGAAGCTGGTACTGTTACGATCTACGATGGTGATGATCCTGATCTGCCTATGTGGATGGTGTTTGATGTTAACCCGTACGACTTGCTGAACCCAAACGGAGCATCTTCAGGTTATGTCACATCTGTGGCGGCTTTAAACGGCCTTGTTACTATATCTAAGAATGTAAACTACGGATCAGTGCCTCAAATTAGCTTTATCGAAGACACAGGATATTTTTATCATTCCGTCGTTGGTACTTACAAATATAACGGAAATATCCATCAAAGAAATGACGCTATCGGAGCAGTCTCTATTAACTCAAATACGATTGTAAATCCATATACTAAAGATGTAGCCATGACCGTGCTACCCAACGCCCCGATTGATGCAGCTACTGGGCTTCCTGTGCCTACTATTGCAGTGGCGACCGATGGTGGTGTCAGTGTTATCAAGGATGATGGGACTGTTGTTGATATTACGCAAAATCACGGCGGGACAACTGCCGTAGATCATCTTACGATTGACCCTGTGACTAATGCTATTTACTTTACAACGGACTACGCTGCGTCTGGACAAGCCTATAAGATAAACGCCGTACCGATTCCCTCAGCAGACCGTGCTGAAAATAGTAGTGTGTATAACGGGTTCCAAGATCATTTCTTCCAAATACAAGCGGCGGGAAATAGTACGATACCCCATTTGATAAACGCAGGTAGTCTTACAGAAAGTAATGATATTAACGTCTTGCAGTCTACAGGTGAGGGTAAATTCGCAGTAGGTGAAGGGCTTGGTCTAGACCAAATAATTGAAGATCGTTCTGGCCTTGATAATAGCATGATCGCCTATACAGCTTCAGATTATGCCACAGGCTGGATGAACGGCGCAATCAAACTAGCCACCTTGAGCGACACGGATGATACTGACGTTACTGGCAGTGAGTTGGTGACTAGCTGGGTTAATGGAACAACATATTCATACGATACGTTTACAACTTCAGGTGCAAGCATAACATCAGCAATAACAGATGGATCAAACTTTGCTGGTACAGCTTCAAATGCAATCACAGTTACCAGTGGGAAACATTACGTTGTTTCGTTTAACTTAACTTTAAACAGCGGCTCGGCTCCACAAGTATATTTTGTTAGTTCACAAAACGGTGGGGCTGGTTTCCAAAGTAATCAGGCTGTTGCTGTTAGTGGCAATAATTCAATTACGTTAATCCCTACAACTACAGGAACTGTCTACCTACAACTGAGACACCAGAACGGTGTTTCTGGTAACTTCTCTACTGGAGACATCTCAGTACGCCTAGCCGAAGAAGATCGCAGCGTGAACGGCAATGGCTTACAGGTGTTTGGCTCTGTGACCAAGAACCCTGTAAATTCTGGTGCTGATCTGGTGGCGTATAGTGGGTTTAGTAACAGTAACTATCTGATGCAGCCTTATAACAGTGACTTAGACTTTGCGACGGAATTTTGCTATAATGTTTGGGCATATAAACCGTCTGATACTAGTGAGAACTCTATTATTTCAAGGGGGCAGAACGGGTCTACAAACGGGTTTTTCTTCTTAGGCACTAATAGTTCTGGACAGGTTTATATCTACGTTGGCCCCGGTCAGATAAATACAAGTGTTACAGTAGCTTCTGGTGTTTGGAATATGTACACTGTGGCTCGTTCTTCTGGAAATGTTTCCTTCTATTTAAATGGGAAGCAAATATACAGTATTAGCAACACTAATAGTCTAAGCAATACCGTTGCTAAATTGTATGTCGGCAACAGTTCATATGGCGTAAACATTCCTTACAGCGGCTCAGTAGCATTGGCTCGAGCATCAGCCACAGCCCCATCCCCAGAGCAGATCAAGAAAATCTACGAGGACGAGAAGGTGCTATTCCAAGAGAACGCCCAAGCCACGCTATACGGCTCCTCTGATGCGGTAACAGCTTTGGCCTATGATGACACCACAGAGTTACTTCATGTGGGTACAAGCGCAGGACGTTCAGTATTCCAAGGGCTACGCAGGGTAGACAACACAACCGATGCAGTCGGTGCAGCAATCAGTGCCAGCAACGGCCTAGTGGCAGAGGATTAATCCATGACAGTTAGAGTAAACAAACCAGCCATAAATGTACGGGAGGAGTTGGCTGACCTCCGCAAGCCCACAGGCATAGCTGGTGAGGCAATGCTACGGGCTGAGACACCACAGGAACAGTTTAACCTGATTGGTGCAGGGCGTAGGAACCTTATTATCAATGGTGCTATGCAGGTGGCGCAGCGTGGGACGAGTGCTAGTTATGGCGTTGGGGATAACGGATATAAAACTGTTGATCGGTGGAGATTTAACGTAAGCGGAAACGTAGACCAATTTGTGGCTACGGCTTCACAAGATACAGATGCACCCGCTGGGTTTTCCAACTCTGTTAAAACCCTAGTAACTACAGCCGAAACGGGTATTGGTGGCGGTGATGAAAGAACAAGCATAGAAACCCGCATTGAAGCGCAAGACCTTCAGATGCTCAACTATGGTTCTTCCGATGCACAGGACATGACTTTATCTTTCTGGGTTAAATCCAATGTTACTGGTAAGTTCAGCGTAAACTTCCGTGCGCATGATCAAGATGACGCTTATAATACGCCCTACTTCATTAACAGCGCAGATACTTGGGAATATAAAACGGTATACATCAAAGGGAATACCTTGAGCGGAAGTATAGCCAATGACAACGGCATCGGCATCTGGGTTCGCTTTATGTTGTTTGTGTCAGCCGATCAGCGTAACGACAGCTTCACTAATAATTGGGTGGCAAGCAGTGCCGCTAGTTATGGCCCAACAGATATGCAATCTGAATGGGGCTTAACGGTAAACGATTACTTCCAAATCACAGGCGTCCAACTAGAAGTAGGCAAAGTCGCCACCCCCTTCGAGCATCGGTCTTACGGGGAAGAACTGGCGTTGTGTCAGAGGTATTTCTGCAAGCTAGATTTTCCACAGACCAGCCCTATCGGCCCTGTGCATAAGCAAACAACTAACACAATCCGCACACTTATAAACCTTCCCGTTCCAATGAGGGCAGAACCAAGTATTAACTCCACAGGTCAACCTTCGTTTTTTCTATATTGGTCTGTTGGCGGGACGGATAGTTCTGCAACCAATACAAGCGGCACTGCATTTTCTGTAGTTGGCAACTCCTTGGATAATGCTAGGGTCACACTTTCTGCGGGGGTTGGTGGTATTGAAAGCCTCATAGGAAGTTTCTTTGGATACAGCGGCGATCTCAATTTTGATGCGGAGTTATAATCATGTTTACAGTTGTATATGATCCAGAAACAAACAATCCACAGTCTGTTACCTGCGACACTCATAACGTGAACTTTCCGTTAAGTGCAGCAAATCGCCACTATCAAGAAGTCCTAGACGCAATCATTGCAGAAGGTGCAGACTGTTTCGACGGTGATATTCCAGCGGAACTACAAGCAGCGGCAGACGAAAAGCAGTTCAACCAACAGCTTGCAGCCTACCGTACAGCCACAGCCCGACTAGCGCAGTATGTGGTTGCAGATGGTCGTGCAGAAGTGCGTGAAATGCAGCCCACAGGTGAACAGGTTTGGAACGAAGAAACAATGGAAATGGAAGACGTGATGATGGAAGTCATCGTGCAGACAGCCATTGAACCTGTTGAGGCTACAGTCACACGCTTGGTCTACTCTGAGGATGACCCAATGGCAGAGCCTACAGAGGAAACCATTGAGAACCCACTGATTACTGTTGATGTGGCTGAACGTACAGCGGCACAGGCTGTCGTTGATGCAACACCACAAGCAGTTAAGGATGCAGAATAATGGCTATCGAATACACTTGGACTATCCCCACCTGCGAACACGACATCGCAACAGGTGGCATTAACGTAGTACACTGGCGCTGCACAGGCGTTGACGGAGATCAATCTGCGTCATCGTATGGCACAGTGGGCTTAACACCTGACCCATCTGCCGCTGACTTTGTTGCCTACGCAGACGTGACTGAAGCACAGGCGCAAGCATGGGTTTGGGCCAGCGTATCACAGGCTGATACGGAAGCTGCTATCGCTGCAAAAATTGATGCGATGGCAAACCCAACTCAAGCCTCGGGAACACCTTGGGCATAACTTAAAAGGAGATCACGATGGCCGAAGATAAAAAGGTAATCACGATCAACGATGTTGACTACACAGAAGACCAGCTAACCGATCAGCAGAAGGTGATGATTAACCACATCAACTCTTTGCAACAGAAGATCAACTCGGCCCAGTTTAATTTGGATCAGTTGATGGTCGGCAAGGATGCTTTTGTAAACATGCTGACGGCTTCTCTTGATGCACCAGCGGAAGACGAAGCTGAATGAATATAAAGCCCGCGTGAGAATAACGCGCGGGTTCATAACTATGTAAAAATGTGCTAATGTGCCAGCGAATAAATGGAGTTTAATCATGGAAGCTGACACGATGTGGAGCGCACTTTTAACTATCGTTATCACAGCGGTTGGTTTTTGGGTTAAATCATGGACCACCGAGATAACTCGTTTGCAGATCCTGATTAACCGCACGCGCGAAGAATACATCACCAAGGCGGACAGCTCCGACCAGATGAACAGACTGATGACTCGGCTAGACGGCTTGGACGCCAAGATAGACCGCCTGATTGAGAGAAAGTGATGCTATGCGCGCTGGTCTTTGTGAGTTTCGGACACGCATGGGTGCAGGGTGTAGGCAATGTTCTTGTGAAGTCGTGCTACTATAACTGCGGCAGCGAGAAGATAACAGAGGCGCAGTGGTATGACCGCAAGTATAGCGTGCCGCCGCATTATGTTTGCCCAGTGAGGTTTGCAGACGCATGATTGATCCAATTTCCGCACTTTCCATCGCAGCCTCTGCTGTATCCAGCGCCAAGACCCTGCTGGCTGCTGGCCGGGATGCGTCATCCGCATTGAGCAAGTTTGCTGGCGCGGTGTCGGACGTGAATTACGCCGCTGAGAAGGCACGGAATCCAAGCATATTTGCTTCACTTACCGGGTCTGCTGAACAGGCTGCGATAGATGCTTTCTCTGCGCAAAAGCGCCTTCAAGCCATGAAAAAAGAGATTGAAACAATCATCATGTTTCAGCACGGCCCGAAAGGTTTGGAGGAATACAAAGACACTCTCCGCAAGATCAGGGCGCAGCGCAAGAAGACTGCGTATCGCAAGGCTGAAATCAAAGAGGCAATTATCTTGTGGACCGTCGGAGGTGTTATCGTGCTGGCTGGTGTGGCTGGGCTTGCGGCTACGCTGTGGCTAATCGGGAAACAACAGGGGAAATGGTAATGGCACACACGATACTTGATAATTGGAAGGTTCTGCCGCGACTGATGATGTTCGTCACAAC